TGTGTGTAAAGCCTAATGCGCTTACGCCCCCCGTCGCCTGCCTCACGCGACACCCATTACCTTTAACGCATTTGCCTGACCACGTGTTACCACATACGTCATCTACCCACGTCACCGTGTTTTATACCTTTCACCTTGCAAGGGGTGTAGGCCGTGCCCGTTATTTAGTTTTGTTTAATTCTTTTTTTATAATTTTTAATGCTTCGACTGCCATTGCGTACAACTCAGGGTAAAACGTTTTTACGCGTGACAAATCTTTGACCGCCATTGACAATGCGTAATGATGTTTGATTAAATGTTCTTTTAGTTTCATTTTGGCTCACTCTGTTTTAGCGCGTCAATCACTCGACTAGCGTCACGTTTAGTCAACTCGCCAGTCGTATGCACCTCACGGTTTAACGTCGCGCTAATAAATGTTTTTAGATCGTCGCCTTTAAGACCTTGACCGTTAGCCAATGCTCTCATCATGCCTAACTGTTTAGGTGACGCATACTCTTGCACAGGCGCGTCAGGAAATGGCACTTCTACCTCATGTAACGGCACAACTGGCGCTAACTGTGTAGTCTGCCGTGACTGTGCGGCCTCTACCTCGTTACGGCTAGCAATGCTCTTGTTAATACCAAAACCCATATAGCCGAGCGCTCGACCCAACGCCGACGTGTAGCCGACCTCGTTTTCGCTCATCTTCGTGTACGGTGTGCGGCCGGGGTAAACCTCGCACGCGCTCGCTATCGCAGGTATCGGGTCTGTTGCGTCGCGCCACACAGTAACCGTGCAACGTATGAAGCACGACTTGTCAGGCATTTCTATGACCTCGCGCGCTGTCTCCTGTATTCGCAGGTCAGGATATTTTTTTAACGCCAACGTTAAACGCGTCGGCACGTCAACATAATTGTCAAGGTTAAAACCGCTCATGCTGCCAACCTATTTTGATGTTCAAGCAATTCCGTTGTTGCGATCAAAGTGTCCATAGGCCACAACTGTGCCTCAGGCATACCAAAACACGGATAACGCCAATCAGTTTGCCAATTTGATTGCCATAAATTACATCTATACAAAGGCGACCAACCTTTTAGGGTTGCAATCATTTCGTTTTTGTCGACTGACACTAAAATGTAATTACCTAATTTGTCCTCAGGGTGTGTAATAAGTATTGCTTTAGAGTAGTAAACCGTACGCACTTCGTAACCTAAAATGTCGTGTTGCAATTTGTTATAGGGCTTAAAAACAAAATTGTAATTAAAGTAATGTGCGACTGCTTGTTCACCTAAATAGCCTTGCAACGCGTGTTCAAAGGTTAAATTTGACGGTTGATCGTATTTCAGTCGTGCATTTATTTTGACACATTCTTGCATGTGTTGGTTTGCAAAATCTACGCAGCGCTCAAAATCTGTATCGGTCAAGTTAATTTGCACGATGCACTATGTTTTCTAAACGCTGTATTTCTACTTCGTTTTCATTAAGTCGTAATTGTTTTATGCTAATTTCAACGTCACGCTGTTTAATGCGCTCGTGCAGGTCGGTGATAATGCTGCACAGATATTTTATTTCTATGCGTGCTTGATTGAGCGTGTCGATTAGTTCGCCGTCGTCAAGCACGTTGCAATCATCTATTTCGTGTTGCAATGCTCGTAATGTGCTTCGCGCTGCAAGTTCATGCGGTTGATAAAACGGCACTTTGTTGCTCGTAATGTCCTGCATTACTTGCATTAGTGCTTTGAACTGTGGGTCAGTTCTCGGGTCGATGTTCTCGGTCATCTTTAGCCTTTCGTCGTGTGGTGAAATACAGTAGCGCATACGTGTACGCGGTCAGGACAGTTGCGACAATCAAGTGTTTTATAGTGACCATGCGCGCCAGCCATTTGAGTATCGGTAGATAGCAAGCGCTGACCGCAAATTGTCCTCTAAATCAAATAGGTCGTCGCAGGTACGTATCAGGCCGTAAGCCTGTAAGTAGCCATTGACGTAATAGCGCGACGGTTTGCACCAAAAGTAGTTGATCTGCATAACCCCGGCGCTGCCGCCATTGGGGTCTGTTGCGTTAAATGCGTCAGGCTTGCAACGGCTCTCACGGTAGGCAATTGCGACCAGTTGTGTTAGTTCGTGTTCAGGCCAGCCGACCTGTTTTGCCATGTTAAACACGGTCGTACACGCGTCAGGTTGCGTTATAGGCGTAGTTACGGCAGTCGTGCTAGGTATAGGCGACGCTGACTGTAGGCCCTGCCAAACGGTCATAGGCGCTGGTGCGCGTTCTGCTGGTGTTGGTGCTGGCGGTTTGTGCAACATAAATACTGATGTTGCGCTAATAAATAGCGATATGGCTAGTTTGCTGATGAGTGTCATAGTCGACCTACTTTCTCGGTAGGTGACCAGCCTAAACAGATTGCGGTTTGCTTTGTGGGGATACCCCGAAAACGCTTACCCAGCACGCCTTTGCTAGCGCTGCGTCGTTACCGATAGTCGGGTCAATCTCTATGTGATACCAGTCGCCCGGCTCAAAGTTGCCTGCCTGCCATGTGCCACGATCACACTTCCATGACCTGTTTAACGCGTAGTCAATTACTAGTTGTATGCCGAGCGCGTCTGCGTTGTCTAACAATTTGACGATAAATGCCAGCGATACTTTGCGGCCGTCTTGCTTGCCTAAATTTTTTTGTGCTTGCCAACGGTACGACAAGTCCATAGCCAGCCCTCGAGCATGGTTGCTGACAATGCCGGGTTTGCCGCGTACGTCACGGTTTACAAATGTGCCGTTATTCCACAAACTGCCGTCGCTACGCACGGTTGCTTGTCGCGCCCACTCTGACGTTCCCATCAGGGCTTTTGTAACGACTGGCTGTTTGGTGACTATGTACGGTTTAGTCATCAGCGCTAGTTGATTTTTTTATGCCATTTGACGCGACAAGGCCTGACAATGTGCCAGTCAAAAACACGACGATCGTCGACATCAGATCTATAAACGCTGCGTCGTTAGGTGCTTGCTCAAGCGGTTGCGACACAAATAGCAGACCCCAAATCATGCCTAGCACGATCATGCTGAACACGACTGCTAGCAGTACGCCGACAGTTACGACCATGCGTGCGTGTAGTTCGTTTGCGGTGTATCTGTGTCGAGTCATGGTGTTATGCCGCAACGGTCAGGCACGTTGCAAATAACGTTGCGTGTGCGTGCTTTGTTTTGTTCGGTGTTGTCGCGTGTTGTTTCGCAAGCGGTCGCAATAAGTGTGAGTGCAAATAACCAATAACGCACATTAACTTAATTTTTCGATCGTAATTTGTGCGTATATATTGACGTTTCCAAAGTTACCCGGCTGACCGAAACCTGTAGAGGCCTGAGTAGTTTCGCAACGGTGTTGTAACTCAAAATTTGTAGAGCCTGCAATAGTAAATTTTGTGTTAATGAAACTGTCGCTGTCGGTGTTATTTGTAGGCGAATAACCGTTAGTGCCGTAAGCAATAGTCGTTGCGTTTGTTGTGTCCTGTAATCGTGCTTGATGTGAATTAACCGATGACGCGCCGGCTGCTGCCCTAACTAAATAAGTGCCGGCCGTCAAAGTAATTACGCTTGATGAAATACTGCAACCGGTAATTTCGTTAAGTATTGTCGTGTTTAATGCGCGTTTGACATAACTGCCGCTAGTAAAAGTGCCGCCGGCCGTTGCGCTTGCTTGTTCCTCATTAAAGATTGCAAATGTTGGCGTTGTTACTGCAACCGTAACCGCCGACGGGAAATAGATCGCTACGCCAGCGCTAGTAAAATAAAGTGTGCCACTACCGTACTGCGGAATAGCCAACGGGCCAGCGCTCGACACAGTTGCCGTGCCGGCTGTAACTGTGCAAACGCCAGCGCCAATGTTTTGCAAAACCAACGTGTCGCCAGCCGTAAACAAACTTGTGTTAACCGTGATCGTGGTTGCGCTTGCCGAGTTCATAACAACGCGTGTGCCTTTGTCTGTTGCAACAAGCGTGTACGACGCAGTTTTTGTGCTGACGGTTTGGTTGTAATCGTTGCCCTGTACCGCGTTCATTTGTGCGGCTGTCAAAACCTGACCGCTTGTAAATGTTGTTATAGCCATGTGTCCTACCTTACCCGAGTACGTTAGTGCTATCTATGATCCCGTATACCGCGTCGTCTAAAATTAGTTCATAGACAAGTGTTGTAGGCGCGGTAAAAAACATGACGCTATGACCGTTGCTAACGGTGATCGTATGCTCAACGCCTTCTACTGATAACTCTTGTGCTAGTTCTACTGTGCTTGCGCCGCTTGTAAACGACTTTTCTATGCTGATCGTTGCACCTATGTCGATTATCGCTACGGTGTCGCGTTGCGCTGTTGTAAGCATGTTTAGGTTTGTGCCTACTGCCGTGTACCGAGCCTCAGGTTCAGGTTCTAACAGATAGTTAGCAAGCGCCAGCGCAGCCGTGTCGTCGTGCAATAGCGACCCTGTGACGCTGGCTGTTTGCACAAAATACTTTGCTTGACTGCCTAGATCGTCTGCTACTTGCGGTGTCGGGTTTGTGCCGAGTATTGACACGCTGGCACGGTTGACAACTTGATCGGCCTCAAAACTTATGCCTACAGAATTGTATTTAATGTTTGTGCCGTCGTCGTGAAAATCGGCTACGGGTGCGCTAAGCGTGTTGCCTATGCGCGGCTCAAATGTAAGGTCGCCGTCACGCGACATAAATAGTCTGCCCTGTTCAGCCAAATTTATTTGGTTGCAATACTCGAGCGTGTTAGTGCCGTTGGCGACCGTAAACGCTGACGCGCCGCCTAGCGTTTGTGTGCCTGTAGAAATGTTGCGTTGACCTATCGGGAAATCTACTTCGGGCAAATTGAGAACTGCTGTTAGTCGAGCGCTAGTCAATTCTTCGCTGACGTTAAATTCTGCCATGAATGTTTGTGCCAATAAATAAAACTCGTCAGCACAATACACGGTCACGGTGTCTATGCCGCCTAACGCAAAGTTGTAGTCGTAGTTGACTATGTAGCCGTTAAATAAATACTCTTTAGCGTTTAGCGAGTCGTAGCGCGCTAACCGTACTTTGCGTAGCGGCGCTAAACCGGGTTGCGCTGTTGTCGGGTCGTAGTACGGGCTTTGCGTGTCGAATGGGTTAAATACGCCTGAGGTGTCAAGCATGTTAAACGACATTGTGCCTGCACTAAATTGGTCGCCTTGATCGCGTCTGCCACGTTTTACAGATATTGCGTCTACGCCGTCAGTTACGTCAGCAAAATTAGTTGTGCCGTCAAGCACATAAGTCGTGTTGTTTAATACGCCAGCAACTGCGTCGTCTAGCAAGAATGCGTCTTGTATAAAACCTGTGTCAATTTCTAGCGTGTAGTTGCCTGCACCGACAACGGCTGTGCCTGCCACTATGCGACCTGTATTTGTGCTGGGCCTGCCGACCTGTTGTATGCGCGAATAGCGTTAACGACTGCCTGCCCGATCTCGGCGCTAGTTGACAAACCGCCTGTCACGTTTACAGTCACGCCACCCATAGCGTTGCCACGGTTTAACGGTATGACGGCTTCAGGGCCGCGTTCGCCGACCATAGCGAGCGTTGGTCGTGTCACAATGCCGCCGTCAGCCAAACCGGGTATGTTGCCTAATAGACCGCCGATTGCGCCTACGCCTGGTATTTTTTTCATTGCGTTAACTAGATCGCCTATAAATCGCAGCGCAGTTTTTATGGGGTTAATAATAAACCTGTTAAAACCGTCGCTAAAGATTTCGAATGCGGCGCTGATAATGCCAAACTTTTTTTCTAATACGACGAGCGCTGCAACAAACGCTGCGACCGCAATAATGACCAGCCCGATCGGGTTAGCCGACATCACAAAATTAAATACTGCCTGTGCGGCGCTGGCAACCTGCGTTGCGATAGTAAACGCTTTTATAGCAATGTTCGCCGCAATGATTGCCGCAGCAAAACCGCCAATAACGCCAGTAATAATTAAAAACAGTTTTGTGTTTTCCTGTGCAAACTTTGCTAACGGTTGCATAAGTTGCAACAACTTTTCTAACACGGGTAGCAACGCCGCGCCTATTGACTCTTTGGTTTCATCCATAGCAATTTTCATTGACTTCATACGGCCTTCGTATGACTGTGCTGCTACGTCGGCTGCACCGCCAAACGACGCTGACAACGCCAACGTAATATCGTCAAGAGTTGACGAACTATCTATAACGCCTTTAAGCGACGGGTCTAGTTTTGTTAGCGCCGCTGTCTGACCGTTAGCCGCTTTACCTAACGCCATTGTCACGGTCTCTAAGTCTTTGCCAGTTGCAGCGGCAATGTCGAGCGCTGTGTTCATCAGGTTTTGTGCGACTTCTACCGAGCCAGTCGAGCGCACGAGATTAGCCATAGCCGGGCGCAACTCGTCATCAGCGACGGCCTTCGCTTGCGACAACTGACTAATAAAAACTTCATTGCTTTTAATAACGTCGTCGGTTGCTAGCGCGCTTGTACGTAATTGTTGTGCCAGTAAATCTTGTGCTTTTTGATCTTCGATTGCTGCGTTAGTTGCTAAACCTAAACCTGTAGCCAAACCGCCTAAAACTGCGACTGCTGGCAGCATTGCTTTTTTAAGTGCGAACCCTGCTTTTGCACCAGCGCCGTCAAGTTGCTTAAATTCGGCTATCGCCTTGTTAATGCCTTTGCCGTCAAACTCGCTGATAATTGGTATGGATAGCGCCATTACATTGCCTTTTGTACGACTTGTATTGTGTCAACGATCATTTTTTGCATTTCGTTTTCTACGCCTCTACGCGCCTTGTAGACCGCTGGGCCGATAAGTCGAGTGCGACCAGCGCTCACCGGGTAGCCAGCGATACGCAAACTTGTGTCTAGTCTGTTGTCTGTTTTGCGGCCTGCTGTCTCAAAGATTGCTGCAGCCTGATCTTTCTGCTCAATCAGTATTACGCCTATGGCGTTGCGTCGGGTGTCAAACCGCATTTTTACGCCTGCCTTTGCTTTGTCTAAACTAAAACCTTTTATGCGCCTTGTGCCTGTAGGCGTTTTGCTATTCCAGTCGCGCGCAAAATTACTGACGGGTATTTTGGTGTAACTGTTTGCGCCAGCCTTAATTGCTGGTTGCGCTATCGCGGTTGCGTCAGCCTTAAATTGTTTTTGCAATTCTTTGTCAATTTTGCCTAACTGGTTAATAGCGTTTTTTACGCCTACTACTTCGACTGTGGTTGATACTGGCATTACTTACGATCCTTGTTGATTAGTTCTATGACTGTGTTCATGTCGTCTGTGTCAAATTCTATTTGTGGCGGCCAGTATCCGGTAGCGACAAGTATTTGCGCTAGTCCGTAGCGGTACGAGCCGCGTCTACTTTTGGGTCTATTTGCTCAACTACCTCTAGGTCAATGATTGACGTTATGTATGTGTCGAGTGACGCTGGCACGGTTACGCCGCTGGCGCGTTGCGCGTCCCACGCCATAAACGCCAAATCCTCTATGCCTATGCCGTCGCTAATTTGTGACGCTTTGCGTTTGTATTTGCGCTCCCACGCAACGATCGTCATTAGGTTTGTTGTGACGGTTTGCTCGCCGTCTGCAAACGTAAGTTTCAATGTCAATTTCATGCGTTGCCCTTCCCGGTAGGTCTTGCTTTGTTAGTTCTCAGCGGCGAATGCCGCGACATTACGAGACTGCTTTGGTAAGTACACCGCCAGCAAACGTCAACGTAATCGTCGACAACTCGCCTAACGTTGCGTTGATTGGTGTATGGCTGGCAAGGTATGCGCCTGTCAATGTGTAGATCGGGTTAGTAGCTGACGCAACACCTGACGCAGGTGCAACGATGATGTTTGTTTGGATACCGACCAAACCAAAAATCGTGGCCTCGGTTTCTGACGCTGCATACGACTGGAATAGTTCTACCTCAATGCTGTTGTTTTGCAACGACGTAACGGTTGACGCGCCAAACTTGCGAGCCGAATCACCAAACGTTGTAGTTTCTAGTTGGTCAAATTCGTAGTTAACGACCGCGCTAGTGCATTGGTCAGTCAACGCGACGCTGTTAATTGTTACAACTGGGTTAGATAGGTAAACGCTTGTAGCCATGTCAGTCCTCTGTTTCTATGTTCTTAGTTTTAGCAGGTTTTTTTATTGTATGTGGGGATAGGTGTCCAGCGTCAACCAAATGCTGTATGTTCACGCCGTCAAGATCGCTCGACTGCACTATGTCGCCACGACGCAAGCCGTTAAGCCTGTTGCTGGTCACAATGTAGGCAGACATGGTTACTGCGTCTGTGCGGCTATAGCGCACGTTAGGTCGTAGCACGGATATTCTTGACCGCCTATTTCGAGTACTCCCGGCCCGCCACTCGTGACAATAATTGCCGACGCTAAACACGCTGCGGTTATTTGTAGTATTTCGCGCAACACGGGCAACCCTGCCGGGCCTGAGCCGACAACTTTTATAGGTATTTCTAAGCGCACTATGTTGCCGTTGCCTGCCGTTGTCGTAAAACTCGGTGCTTGTAAAAACACGCAGTTAGGCACAAGTTTTGTAGGGTCGGTCACTACGCGCAAACTTAGCGCTGTGAGTGTTGCCGCTACGTCGTCAATGCCTTCGTTTAATAAATCGGTGTATGGTGCTGGCATTAGGCGACCGCTGGCCTGTCAATACCTAGCAACTGTTTAACGATCGGTGTCAATGATTGTTGCGGTGCTGTACCCATGCCGTCAAATGACGCGAACACGTTTTCTAGGCTGCCTCGACTACGCCATAGCGCAGCGCAATACATGAGCGTGCCTAGCGTTACGTCACCTGACGGGCTCGTGCTAAGACTGTCGTTGTAGCCTGCCTCGGCGCGACGACGACTGCAAAACTGGTTGCCAGCGCTAATCGACTGCGTAATCAACGTGTAGTCGTCAGACGGGTTAGTGATTGACACGCCTAAATACGTGACAAGTTGTGCGGCCGTAACCCACGTACAAGTAGGCGTAAAACCAACTGTGCCGGTGTAGATCGCAACAAACTCGACGTCGTCGCCTGTGCAAGCAAACAAAATTTGGTTAGGTATTGCGACGTTTACGTTGTATAGCCATTCGCCTGTTGTGCTGTCTATGCCTGTGTATAGATATTGTGGGCAAGCCAACACGGTGTAAGTGCCGTTAAACGGTGCGCCTAACGCGCCAATAACTACGCTGTCGCCAACCTGTATGTCAGTTGGTTCAAGCGTAGATACGACGGCATAGTTGTCCAGCAACTGTTTGCTGGCGGTGCTATAAGTTGCCATAGGCGGTTAGGCCGCCTTTCGACTAGGCGATTGCGATTGACTGAATGAACGACGACTTGGCAACAAATGTTGCAAAGTAGCCGTAGTACGAGAACGTGCGGCTAAGTGTCGACGGTACTTCAACCGACAAAATGCCTTTCTGTTGCTCGTAAACCTCAAAGCCCGGTGCGTAAACAACAAGCATTGTGCTTGCTGCAAAGTTGTTGTCTACAACAAGTTGCAAACCGAGTGGGTTCATTGAGTTGTAAGTCAAGTTGCCTGACGCTGTGCCGAGACCGTTTTGCTGAACAAAGTTTTGTCCGTTTACGGCTGGAAACAATGGGCGCTTGCTCGAGTCCAATTGTGATCCGAGTTTTTCCCAAACGTCTGGTGACACAAACAAGTGTGTCGGGAAGTAGTTGCTGTCCTCAGCGATTTCGCGCGCTGCGTCAAACAACGAGTTCACCAATGATGTCGGGTCGCCTGCAGTTACTGTCCATGTCGAACCTGACGCTGTTTTGCCTGTGACCATGTTGTCGGCTGCAATGTTGTCAGTCGCAATCAGGTATTCGCCTGCAAGGTCATTCAAAATTAAGTTCATTGCAGCTGGGTCTGTAAAGTCCATGTCCTGTACCGACAAAGTTACTTGTCCTGCAACAGTTGTTTTTGTAACGGTGTTGCTAGCGATCACCATTGTTGTTGCTGACGCGGCTGCACCTTCGGTTTGTGTTGCTGCGCTTGTGTGCGTAGTAATCGTTGGTCGAATAAATGTTTTGCTCGGTGTGTTTGGCATTGCGCGAGCGCCCAACGCTGACACGACTGGTCGCACAAAGTTCAGGTCTTGAAATAGTGGCCCGAGTACTGGTACTGGCAATAGACCGGGTGTGTCGGTTGTAAGTACGTCGCCTGCGGCTGCTTGTAACGCAGTTTGGTTTTTGCGGTTAGCCGATTGAAATGCGTGATTGACTTTTGCAAATGTGTCGCCACCGATGTGCATAGCGGCAAGGTATTCGCCTGCGCTCGGCATTTTAAATTCTTGTTTTGGTTGCGCCCAAAGTTTGTCAACAGTTGCTTGCGCTGCTTCAACTACTGGTGTTTCAATTTTGTCGGTCATGTCTGTGTCCTTTGTTTGCTCTTGATCTGATATTAACTCTACTACTGGCTCTGTTTCGTGGATACCCTCTGCTGGCTCGTCAGGTGCGCTGGCCGCTACCTCGGTAATGACCGCGCCGCTAAACGCGCCTTCGCTAACCAGCGACAGTTCTGACCAGTTGGCGGCCTCAACGATCATTACGCCTTGCTCGTCGTAACTAAATTTTGTGGGTGTTACACCGACAGATACTGCGTCGATTACGCCGTCATTTGCCAGCGTCAGCGCCTCGTCACCCAGTCGTGTGGCGCTGATTTTGGCGGTAAACATCATGCCCTGTGGCGTGTCTACGCGCTCGACTACTTTGCCAACAATTTGGTTGCTGTCGTGTTGCATATAAAGTTTCGGGTCGCGACCCGTGACTGGTAGCGACCCTTGCAAAAATCGTACCTTAGTGCCGTCGTTAACTGTGGCAGTCTCGTCATAGGTGACGGCTACGCCTGAGATTGAGCGCGACGGCAAACCCTCTGCCGCCGCAGCGTCAACCGTGATCTGTGAAGGGGTTAATCGGATCATGTTGGTGATACTACTCTTTCGTTTGTTTC